TGGTCTTCGGAGCCGTATCCGAAAACGAGAGTGGTTACGCGGGAGTCGCGCTCGATGACAAATCGGCGAGGGACCGCGAAGGGCTTCAAAATGTTAGGAACATTATGACGCCAGACACCCATGTTGGGAACTTCTTTATAAATCGTGTCTTGCGAGAGGTAGTCTACTTCAAAATAGTCATGCCCCTCTTCGTCTCTTACGCGCAGGATTTCGGCAATGTTATTGCCAACAAGGGGCACCTTTCTAAATTTCTCAAAGCCGCCAATATTAATGCGCTGAGTTGTGATTCTTCCTGAAACGATGCTACCTTTTGCACGAATAACATAGTGAGTCGGGGTGCCGTTTTCGTCAACACGACCGACGACTACCTCGTTCTTAGTGTTGGCAAAATCAATATCTTCTGTCAAAATAAAGCCATCGCCGGCAGTTGACATAAACTGACTGCCCTTCAGCACCATTGGGAGATAAGCGGTGTCCGGTCCAAGCCCGGTCACGTTGGCTGGGCAAAGCATGTATATGGTGATAATACCAAAGGTGCTAGGCTTGCCACGAAATTTATACCCCAACTGGCGACTGAGTTTTACAACATTATCAAATTCTACAGCCGTGTCCAAAAACGACTCGTTAACCGCGTAATCCAAATAAAAGGATAGCACGTCACCAACATAAGCAACTGTATCAACCATCATCGCGCCGAAAGAGGCGTCACTAAAGTCTTTAAATGAATCTGGATAGTAGCGCTTTGCGTAATCTACTAGGTCGGATCTAATGCTTCCGAAGTCCCTTGCTGTGTACTTAATTGGAACCTTTTTACTTTCGTCATCCCACTTTGCCATCTACATGTATCTCCTGCAAATAATAAATAGTTACTTCCCTAACTTATGGGCACTTCAAGCATTGCTCTTCTGTTCAGGGGCTTAATGTTAAAAATAAGCTTAATCATGACAGTGTTGGCGGCAACTTCGTTATTGCCTGTGCCGTGAGAATCATAGGTAATACCTTCGATCTCAATATAGGGTAAGTATTTCTTGACCTGCTTGTGAATCTTAGCAGAAATATTTGAATAAGTTGCTGGGTGATCCACCTCAAAAATGAATTTTCTCATGCCAACGCCGAAATGAGGATCCATTACCCTCTCGCCGGGAGCGGTCAACAATAACATGGTAAGGTTTTGGTTAACCAAATCAATGTATTCTTTATTAAGCTTTACCCCATCTCTGTCATCTGTAACAAAGGGGATTGCTGGTGAAAGTCCTTGTGCCATTATTCATCTGCCTCGTCTTCATTTGAATTACAATCTGCGTCCGATCCATCGCCGCCGCCTGTGCCGGGTGGAGGAGGTGGATTGTTTGCGTCATTCATTCTCAAGCCTTGTTTCTCCATTGGGGTTAAAGCCCCTAGAGCTAAGTAAGCCAAACCAATCGGGGTAATCGGTGGTCCGATACCGGGTCCGAAGGGCGGCGGTGGAATAAGGTTGAAGGGTAAAGCCATCAATGTTGATGGGAATTTAGCAATCTTTCCTTGATCTCCATCTGCCGCAATTCTAATTAGTTTCGCAATCATGATATTCGGATCAATTGCTTCAGCAATTCCCTTAAAAAGCATAGGAATTGTATTTAGCGCCATTTTGATCGGTAAAGGTAGACCTCCGCCATCGGTATCTTGATTGAGCGTAGCCACTTCCATGTCGGTTGTTTCTGTCTCTGCTTGGAATGAGAATCCGTCACCGCCGGTGCCAATGTCATTGTATAAAGTCCAGAACAAAATGCGCAATTCTTGTTTAGTTTGCGCAAATGCCAGATCGATTTTGGGTACACTAGTTGTAGTCATCATAGAACAATAGTTCCACAGTTGCTGAACAATATCATTCGAGCACAAAAGCTGGGTAAAGATATATTTCCACTCCGATGATCTTCTCATCTTCACTTGGAGCGCTGTCAATTTTTCATCCAATGCGGTCGAAGCATCGGTCCATGGTGTATTAAACGCCTCTATATCTGCTGAAGCTGGAAGAACGCCTGCTTCTAAAAACTCGCCGGCGGCATCTCTTGTGGCACCGCCGGTTGCCATGGCAATACTAATTGGCGAGCCGGCACTGATACTAGATTCGACTAACGGAATCGAAACATTAAAAAACTTTTCTTGATGGCTCTCTATAGCTGTTGCAGTAACCATAGTTGGCGCAGACTCTTCATCGTGGTGACTCTTATCTTCTGCTTCCGACAACACTTCAGCAGCAACTTCTGCGTTAAAGATCACCGCTTCCGGTTGCAATAACGAGCCCTGCATCTTTGATACATCCGGCATCAATCCCGCTGAATGTCCAAACATTTCTCCAAGAAGTGTGAACAGATCTACGTTTGCTGCAACGGTAGAGCCAGCGCCGCCCGTGAGAGAAGGTGTGCGTGTTGGTAGCATGTAGCATAAGCGCAAGCCATACTCAGCTTCGGCGGTGGCGTATTGCGCCAAAGCAGCAAAAGCCGTTGAGTCAATTGGACGGTCGGTGCAGCGATCAATCAGCAAATCAAACCATTGTTGTAGGTTGTCGGGGTGCCAATATTCTTGTCCGATTTTAATATACTTCTCCAAGTACAAGCCGCCCTTAACGTCAGTTGTCATGGGGAACATGCTAGGAATAGGGTAAGCTGCATGCTGGGGTCTGTGCCAGTTGTCAAGCAAGCTATAATATAAATTGTTATGTTGACCGCCCTCTTCTAAGAAAGCTTCAACCGGATCTGAAATCTGTTGCCAAGAAGCGGCGAGCGTGACCGTCTCCTTAGACGCTAACTCAGCATCTGTGATTCCTGCTTCGCTCATCTCTGCTGGATCCAACAAGTACACCTCTTCGGCTACGAAAGCCAAATCTTCGGTGCTATAATCTGTTTCAGAAAAACTAAAGAGCCTAGGTAGTGGGAGGTTATCTGGCCACATTGGATCGATAAGCTCTCCTGAGTTCAAAGAGGTTATATCTGCTTCAATATACACAGAACTTTCTTCTGTTGTTGTCGTCTCATCTGTGGATTCAGTAGTAGATTCAGTAGTGGCTGCAATATCGCCGACATAATATGTTGTCATGCCGTCAAGGTTCATTTCGGGGCGGGGATTATTCAGTAATGTCGCAAACAAGTCTGCCTGAGAGCCCAAGCCGGTGATGTCCATGTCGTCTGGGATTGGATATTCTGGTATTGGCAGGGTAGTTAACCACGACTCTTGAGCAACCTTTGAAAGACTTGGGGTCGAGGTACCAAACTTCTCATCTAGAATATCTGCTACATCTACCAAGTGCTTCTTAATATAATACATTAGCGCAGACATTGATTCGCAGTCCAACTCTTCGCCGGTCATTGGGTCTGTCAGGGGCTCGCCCTTGCACACTGCGGCATCACACGCCGCCTTGAACACCTTATCTAGAGTATCCATAAAGGCATCATGGTACTGAGGATCTAGCATTTGCATTTCAGTAGTGATTTTGTCGGCTACTTGTTTCAAGAAAATACTGTCGAAAGAGCCTACATCATATTCCGAGATTGGAAAGATGGACCGAAGTAACATATCAACGACATAAACGCGAATAGTAATCTCACAAACACCAACCAGTCCCGCCTGCTTAAAGGCATTTTTGCCTGTTTCCTTCTCTTTCGCCGGATCTTTACATGCTTTCGCGAAAGCATCTTTTGTTGGATTCTTAGCTGAATCGTCCAAGTCCAGCACGCTCCTAGGCGGATCACCGCATTTTGTTGCAGGAGAGAAGCTGGTCGGCTCGATCTCTAATATCTTGAGTCTATCGGCACTGAAAAACTCGGTAAAAATGATCTGAACGCCGGCGCTCTGAATGATTTGGTTAATAACTTGTTTGTACATGCCGGGGAATCCGAAGCCCGCAGCCAAGGCAGTGCCATCGCTATCGAGCCCTAGGGCGGTCCACGACGACAAAGAAGCAACATCCACGCCTTCAAGCAACATTGGATGTTTGGTGAATTTGTCTCGGATAAATTGACGGAACAACTGGTACTTCAAAGGTATGCCCGTTTCCAGTTCTACGGATTCTGGCTGTTCTATCTCTTCTGTGACTGAGGCAGAATAGGGATCACATGGCTGTCCTTGAGGAGTTTCAGTTGAAGCCGGCACAGAAGTTGTCGAAGAAGCCGGCACAAACCGTCCCGGTCCACCAGTCGCAAGTTCTGCATCCGTAATAGGGTCCATCTTCCACACAACGGTTGGCCATTCATCCCCTGTCGGAGTTTCTTCGTTACCTCCATATTGGAAATACCATGCGTATGTCTGTGTGTCGGTGTCCCACTCGTTACTGACGTAATCGTATGTGCGAAGCGATTGGTAAAGCACTGGAACCACAGAACCTGAATTGTGCTGTTGAAGTACGTGTGCCTTTTTAAATCTTGCACCAAAATCGTCTTCTTCGGCAGAAAGTGTCTTTCGTACCTTTTTCAAAATCTTCTTATACTCGGAGCCATCAAAGAGTTCGCCGCTTGAGTCAACCAACTGGTGTCCAGCGTTGAATAGCTGCTCTGCATAACGATTGATTCCCTCTTCGCCGCCGCTTTCATGTGTGCCGGCAGGATCATAAAATGGAATTGCTACATTATGTACCGTGCCAGAGATCAGCATCTCTGGATATAAATCTGACTCCATCTTAAATGCTAGCTTTACTGGCTCGTACATAAGGTCTGTCGCCATTTGGTTCATGAAATTCAGTGTTGGAATTTCATCATCTGGCGGGAACAGCGATGGCTTTGGAGGGTCGTCGGCTTCGATGTCACAATTATCTTCGCATGGCCATACATCAGGAACAATAGTGTCACCATGACCATCGCCGGCAAACGGAAATCCTTCGGGCAAACCCATAAGCATATTTGCAAGATTGCCAAGATCTTCAATCTGCTGCTTAACCTCTTCGGCGGCATCAAGTGCCGCCTCTTCCTCGGGCATTCCCTTGGCTGTTCTGGCTTGGATTTTTTCTCTGAGTGGTTCTTCACAGCAAATCTTTCTGAGATCTTTAAGAACTGGTACCACTGGAGTTTCTATTTTCTCTATCACCTTTTTGGGGATGAAGTCACCGATGGCTTCAAATGTGTCAGCTATCTTTTGACAGTCATCAAATACGAGAGCATAGTGTGGGCACTCGCCTCTCATCACATCTTCGATTCTGGCGCACATCTTTGGTCCAACCACGCCCTGAAGCAGAAGTGCGGATTCTTGTTGAGACAATTTGCTGCTGACTGCGCTCACAAATGTTGCAGGCGGGCAGGCTGCAGTCACTGGACCGGTTTCAGGGTCTTCTGGATCGATCTCAATAGGTTCGTCACAGCCCATTTCAATACTTATTGTTGTCGTGGACAGGAGTGTTGAGTCAGTTAGATTTCCCCCACAGTCAACGCCCACGTTTGAGAATATATCGCATACCAAATCTTCTGCTGCTGCCGCGCCATAGGCATCGCTAAGCGCATCCATCATATCAAAATCGCCGAAGTTGCCGTCAGACGCGCCATCCAGCAAACTGCGGAGCACTGACTTGCCCATTTCTACAATAGCGGATTCAATAGCTTGTTTGACAGCACCAGCCATGCCACTGAACATAGCGCCCATCAAGTCTCCAGTGGGAATGTCGTCTGGCAACGTAATCGTGGGAAGTTTAAACGAACCGCCCATCGATGCGATGGCACCACCCGAAGTGTCGCCTCCGCCGGGGGCACCAGATGGCATGCCAGCACCGGGAAGCATTGACGAAGCAGATTCAATAGACGGAGAACTGCCATTAGAGCCCATACCCTTAAGAGCGCCGGGGCTGAAAGAGGGTAGTCCGTCTGCGCCGGGAATAGACAATGCGTCAATCTTGGTTTGGATCGCTGGAATCTCCTGAATCATCTCAACCGTGAGAAGATCGGCATCCATAAATTGTATTAGTATCTCAACTAGTTGTGATAGCATCGGCTTGAAGCCAAGTTTGTCAATAATAAACTTAAATAACGCAATCGCGATTTGTTTTGCCGGAATTCCTTGAGCGGTACCGGGGGCGCCTTCGCCCATCATCTCCATATTCTTGATAACAGCATCAAAGCCGCCCAAGGCGGCTGGCACGTCGGGAATATTCCCAACCATCAAGTCACCTAAGACAGCAAATAGGTCAGGTTTGTCGCACAGAATCGATACGTCTAAGCCAACGTCGGTAGCTGGAACCTCTGGTAATACGTCTGGGAAGTTAGGAACTTCTGGCAACTTGCCCAAAAGAGCCTCTAAATCAAAAATGTCAAATGTTTCATCACCGTTTGGACCGGCAATAGGAATGGGCAAACTCATGTTACCAAGCCCAAAGTCTGGTATGCCGTAAAGCTGGTATGTGCCACAGCCCACTTCGGGGCGAAAGACCGCAGTTGGAAGCTTAATATCCGCAATGTTACAGAATACGTCTCCATCAATATAATAATCACCTGTTTCTGGATCTAGGTCGAATTCCTCCAAGCACACGCTGAGAGCGTCTGCAGCCTGAAACAGTGCGCAAGGATCAAACCCTGCAGAAAAATCGAATTCAGCAAGTGCGGTCAGTGCATCATAAAGTTCAATTGTTTGGACTCTCGCTGTGGTCCCAAGCGCATCGCGCTGAGCCTTGAGCGATTCAAAATCGGGCAAAGATACCACAGAATCGACTCCGCTACCATCCACAGAGGATGCCCACCACTCTCTCGGCATTGTCGCCAGAGTTTGCCAGCCAAGACCAGTAGTTTCAGTAACACTGGTGTCCAGCGTGCAAGTGCCGGCTGGAGTTTGTACGCCCGAAGCATTCCACTCGGGAATGTTAGGCAAAGTAGAATTTGGAATTGCTGTATCGGAGCCTTCTGGGATATCCATGGTTGCACCTTCGGAGCCCCAAGCCATGCCTTCCATCTTGGTCTTGAGAGCATTGAAGGGCTTGCCGCCGCCTGCCATGGCGAATACAAAGTTGCTAAGCAAGAAGCCCGAGAATGTTTCAACAAAAACTCTACGCCAATCATCAAGAAGTTCGCCGAATCTAACATCACTTACGTCAGAGAGACTGGCGCCACCTTCTGGTCCTAAGTCTTCCGTGGAAATGCCGGGGATGGCACCTTCAGCCAAGCCGCCAATAGCCTCGATCAGAGTCTCAACCCCTCCCGGCATCTCAAGATCTGAAAATTGTTCAGCAAATTTAACATTAGGGAATTGTAGACCGCCGGGAGAAGCTGTTGCGTCTCCCGTTGAGGCGTCGGTGCCGCCGAGAGCAAACTGCGGATAGTTTAAGTTAGGCGATGCCGCTGCGGGGTTAAACCCGCCAGTTGGCATGGAAAAGCCGGGGAGTTCTGATAGGTCTGCAGCATCGGTGTCCCAATCCAGAATATTAATAAACTCGCCGTCTGGTGTCATAATCTGAATATTGGGTGCTTCTGGCACAAGCCCTGACCAGTCGATTTCCCCAAGACGTGTAATGTCAAGAGGAGCGCCGGTCAATGGAAGCATAAATGGCATTAGGGCGGCGCCCATTGCTAACTCAATATCCTTGACAAAGCAAGACAAATCTACAGTGGGCGGCTCAAAGTCAAACGACGGCACTCCAATGGTTGCGATTTTTTGAATAATAAGCTTTAGATCATCACATGTGAGGTTAGCCAGAATGTTGTCCAAAGAGTCGGCAATGTTTTCTGCCGCATCATCTGCGACTTCTTCCATGTCGGTTTCTAATTCGGCTTCTTCGGAGTCGGGACACATGCCGGGAATCATGTCGTTAAACGAATCAATTTGATCTTGTAGGGCACTAATCTCATCCCCTATCTGGTCCGCGATACCTTGTAAGTGATTTGTGGAAATACCCATGTCCACCATAAGCTGAATCAAATCATCGCAGCTAACGTCTAACATGTCCAACAGTTGTTGCAACAAGTCCGCTAAAAGATCCTCGGGGAGTTGTAACATAAACTGTTTGATCAGCGCGTCAATCGAAAACTGCCCCAGAGCCGCTTCAAGCAAGGCTGCATAAATATTGTCCAACCCTAATTCAGCCATCAGTTTTGCCATGGCTTGCTCAATCAATTTTGGAATGGAAATCTTCTGTAGCAACTCAGCATATACATCATCCAAAGAACTAATCTTGTCCAAGACTATAGGAATATTGGCGACAATATTATCGCCGGCGGGTATAGCCACGTCAAACCGGGCTGCAGCCATGTCTGCTAAGAATTTTGGATCTTTGAGTTTAAGATTCTCAAACTTTAGATCTTTTGGACCCTTGATCGGCAGCGCGTTCATCTGGTTTGCGATGTTCGCCATATCAGCCAACTTAGGAACATTAAGCCCGCTTGGTGGTGTGGGTCGAATTTCCAAAGGAGGATAGGTGTATTGTGTAAGGTAAGTCATCCACGGCGGCGTAAGGGTAGTCATTTCTGGCTTCTTCGCATCGCTGAACATGTTGTTGCCTTGTAAAATATAGTGCATCAGGCGCGCAGAGTTTGCCGGCAGTTGTGCCGCAAAGCTATTAAATCCGATAGTCTGGGGCATGCCCATGCCGGTATCGTCGGGATATACAATAACGTGAGTTGGGTTAAAATCTGCATCTGTACCAATCTCGATAATATCTTCATGGTCCTTTCTTAAATCATACCCATTGGCTTTAAAAAGCTTCTTCAGAGCCGGCACAAAAGTTTTAATCATTTTCCCCCATTTCTTGGGAGAATAGCTCTGTGAGCCTTTGACTATGCCGGGAAATAAATCTACCGATGACTGAAGGTTTTCCATCGTATTGCCGACTTTTTTCAGCTTCTTCGTTATTGTGTCGGACTGGTACATCACAGTGCGATGACCTGTTCTTACCTGAGTTGCTGTTGTAAAAGAGCGCACCATACGCGGTACGGCTATAAGATGTGAGTAGTTAACAGATATTAGTGCTTTGATCGAATCGTCGGGACGGTCAGAAAGAAAAGTCTTTTCCAGCTTGGCAAACTTATAAAGGTCGTTACGCAGATGGGCAACGCCATTGTCAAGCGTGTGAACGTCGTATCCCGATGGCAAGCGATCATAATAAACACACAGTTGTTTGACACCAATACGCTTGGCTTGATCTTCCAGCATATCCATGAGTTCTCGGTCTTTGTGACCAGTGTTTACTGTGGTCATAAACTTAAGTTCTTTCTCGTCAAGCCATGGCTCGCATGCTAACATCTCATACCATGGCGAACCTAAAGACCAAGTTGTTTTTTTGCGCCTCTTGTGTTTAGCCGCTTTGGGAGAGGGCAATGTTGTTGGTCCCTGCCAACACAATTCCCCGTACTTAAGTCGTCGCAAATGAGAGCGCTCAACATAACCTTCCACATTATAAAAAGCGGTTGACCGGTCAAGATCTTGAACCCTGACCTTGCACCACTTAGCGCGACTGCCGATGCCTTCGTCTAATAAGGTGACAATGGTAAGGTGCTCAGCTTCTGCAACAGTTTGAGATCTGCGTCTCGAAAACTTTTTAATCTGTACCGTCTTGTTACCCGGTTCTCCGTCATATGTTATTGGTTCTGTATAAAAATAGTGAGTCCCTAAGCTGCTTTCAAATGAGCCGGGTATAGCATCGCCCGCATCCCATTGAGCCGTTAAACACTGCTCTTCGGGACAATCCATCATCTCTTCATCAGTGAACCGCTGCATCGCAGGAGCAGTAGGCACCGCAGACTGACCTGTAGCTGAAGGATGTGATACCTCGTTTACTTCGTCACTAACAGCCGCATAAAAAGGGCTTGAAGTGTATGTGACGGTAACATCTTCAGTGGTACCATCGTCATTGGTCACCACCTCAGTAAAGGTAACTGTAGTTAAGTCTACTTTTGGATTCATGCTTGTCTATACATCAGGTAGTGTTGTTATAGCGACTATTGATGTACTTTCCTCCTGCTACACTAAAGTATGTTTGTTTAAACATGATTAGGTTTGCACGTTGGGTCATCAAAGACCTCTTTGTGTCTGCCAAACAATCAATAACGTTTTGAACTCCGCTCGACATTGCTGGTGGAGACGGAGAAGTTGGTGCTCCAAAAAATGGAGAATGGTGAAAGTGAGTTGCCAATGCAACATTGTACTTCATCTGGTACATCAGGAAGTTGTCCATGATACCAATCAACTTATCTACATGATCTGTAAGTCTAACTAATGATTCTTCAAGGTTGGCACCTAAAGGGATCGGCTGTAAGTCTTCATCATCGTTGCCGGCAATAAGGTCGATGCCACTGATCTGATCCACTGCACCACCCTGTGAGTTTTTATTATCCGTCTTTGTTACAAGCTTGATGCCTTCGCGGGCAACGATTCTAACACCATCAGCCTTTAATCCGATAGCGGACTTCGCTGCAGCGTTTCCAACATTTCCGTCAGCCAATCCAAAGTTGGTGTCAACATCTGTCTTTTGACTAATGTGGATTCGTGCTGCGTCAAGTTTAAAGTTTGGATCTGCACTTACAGGGTCGCCGGCAGCAGTTGAAGTTGCCGCAAGATTTGCCATCCTGCCGGCAACCATGTCAATAGAAGCGCAGTGCGTATCTCCAGAACCCCCATAACCACTTAGGCGACTGCCGGGGCGGTCGCGACCTAAGACGATATTTGCGTTCGATGCACATGTCAAAACATTCTCTGTTTCCGATTGGACGAACCTAGGGTTGGGCTCTGCAATCTTTGTGCCACCGACGCCACGACCTAAACCCCTAGATTGGGCGCCGGCGTTAGCAGCTAATGCCTTCTTCTGTACCGGAGATAAACTTGAAGTATCTACCGCCTTTTTCTTTCCCATATTATTATCCTTTGTGTAGGTTAACCGCCAGTGTAGGGTCCGCCGGCTGTCATGTTCTGGTTTCCTGCAGCACACAAGCGACCATATCTGGAATGTCCTTTTGCCAGATCATTACATTCAAGCCCTAAAGCAGAAAATGGATCTACCTTATCGCTAGCATAAGAGGCGCCGGTCCAGAGTGAATAGTGCAAGTGAACACCACTAGAGTTGCCCGTTGTGCCCATTGTGGCTACAACGTCTCCTGCGCTGACTCTCTGTCCATTTGTCACTTGAATAGTGTGGCAGTGCATGTATTGAGAAACCATCCCTGTTCCATCATGTGTCACATCAACAAACTTTCCTGCTGTGTCTGACATGTCGCGGACTCTGGTTACTTGACCATCTGCAACCGCAAAGAGGGGAATAGTGCCGGGATTACCACTAGAAACCGGAGACAACGAAATAGTATCAATGCCGGGATGGTTGCTGGAACCTTGTCCTCCGCTTGTAGTGGGTGGCGAACGAGGTCCGTAATCCGATGAAAGAGCCGGGGAACCGCCGGATGGCCAGTTTCCCTGATACTCTCCTAGGGCTGCAATCTGGGCTGCGCTAAGGGGTGCTCCGCCTGACGAGCCTCCTCCTCCTGCTGCGCCGCCACCGGCAGCGGCTGGTGGACATTTCTCTGCGGCTGATGGCGAGGCGCTGGCGCCGCCGGGAGCGACACTTGCGCTGCCAACTGCCAGAGAAGTTGATGGGGGCATAGGAACACCGGCGCCGCTGAAAAAGCCTTCTACAAGTGTCATAAATCTTGCCCAATCAAATGTTTCGTTGCCTTGGGAGTTTGGAGAATAAGAGTTAATCTGGAACCGAGCGCCGGGGAATGCCTCACCACCGGATGGTCCTTTGTTAGAACCGTCGCTAGCAATACCGCCGTACGGATATGAAATACCGGCAGGGTGCTCATTCTGTAAAAGAGTACCCGGATCGGATTTTCTCATTGTCATTTCGTCATGACCAAAAATGTGTGTTCTGTCTACTGCAATCTGGTTTCTCTTGCACATATTTGCAACCAAAAACGCAAGGTTCTCATACATCACGTCAGTATACCACTTGCCGGGCTGTTCTGCCTCTTCTTTGGGAATACCGGTAATCTCAATACTGAGTCCTGTTCCGTTGGAATTGTTAATATATTTGTCGGTGCCGCCGCCTAAGTTTCTACGACCACCCTGTGACGATGGTGGGGATGCATTTTTAGTACCGCCGCCGTTGCCATAGGCTACATCACTCTCCTTCACGAACTGATAGACGAAACCTCCCGTGTTGATCCCGTAATGAGTTGATACGCCAGCGCCGGGACGACAGAAGACCTCGCCACCAGCCAGTTGACTAGCGCCTGCAGTAGTATGGATTACGATGTGATCGATTGTCGAAGGGGAACGGCTACTGGCGCGAAACGCGCCGGTTACTGCCGGGAACCAGCCGCCTTGGTTGCCACCCGTAATAGGGCTACTAAATTGAATATATGGAAATGCGGGATATGCATCTAAATTTGTGCCGCCGCTGGTGGCTCCAGTTGTGCTGGCGTCTGCGGCGTCTGAGCCGTAATATGCATCAGCATCGGCAATTGCATCCTCAACATCCTCGGCTACGTCGGAGCCATCGCCGGATGCAGAACCTTCACCATCATAGCCCAACTCTGTTGCTGCGCTTTGAGCAACAGATGATGCTGCCGCTCCATAGGATTCCATGTCACTTCCGTCTGCGAAGGTTGACATAGACTGGGCTTGCTGAACTGCCATCATATACTGTTCAAGACTAACCTTGTGCATGCCGGGATTTCCTTCGGCAATACGATTGTATGCCTGAATCGCATCCATCGCTGCACGGATTTCGGCTGAAAACTCTTCAAAGTTGCCGGGATTGATTGCACCACCTTCTTGCTGGCGCTCATATGCGATAGGGCTGTAGCGATGGAAGTTTTTAATAACCTCCCAGCGAGTGCTTTTCCAGCATGGAATGTTCTCTTCTGCGTTGAGCCAGTCCCACCACATCACCGACCAAACAACCTGTGCTTTGATTGGAGGGTTTGGTTTCGGAAAAGTTGGCCAAATCTGACTTGCTACTTCGTCTGCGTCGGATTCTTCAAGTACCTCTTCGGTGATCACGACCGTTTCTTCTATCCACGTAGATTCAGGGCGGAATCCCATGATTGCGTCATAGCAATCCGAAGGGCAACCGCTGGGATATATGTTTGATGAGTTATCCGATTGCACGTACACCGGATCACCGCTAGAGGGACTGATGTATGTGATAACACCCTCTTCGTCAATCGTATAGTTAGCCCAGCCGTCCGTCCATTCCATTACTGGCACCTCTACCAACTCGGTAGTTACTGTCTCAACCGGAGGGGGATCTTCAACGACAATTGGCTCTGGCGGAAGTTCACAACGTCGGTCAACGCCGATCTCTTCGTCCGTACACTCAATGATTGAGCCAAAGTATCCAGTCGCCCAATTTCTAACATCCAAACCGGGAGAACCGGGACCGGGATTCGGCAAAGAGCGAGAATCAGTCTCTTTTGTTCTCACCGGTCCAACTACAGCCGGCTCCTCATAAGCACCAAGCATATCAAGTTCTTCTTTCATACGCTCTGGGGGCTTTTCAGATGATACCAAGTAGTCATCCCAGCCAGAACCCATAACTCCGAAAGCGGGAATAATATATTTAAAGCCCAACTTCATGTAATCATTCAATACTTCCACAAAGTCTTCTTGTTTAAGTGCTTCTGAGCCTCTTTCTGAGCGTATTTCGACAGCGCCTGTTGATTCGCGCACCTGTACAACTGATTTTCCAGATGTGGAAAGAATCTGTGCGATTGACCAGTCAACATCTGAAAAGCAGTAATAGGGGAATGAGTCTTTATAGCGAATGGAAACTTCACCGTCCTCTCCGTCTGCTGTTGTAACCGTATATTCGGCGCTGGGCATCCAAGCATTGGAAAACCCTATTTGTAAACTGTTGGCTAGTGCTGCTTTCTTCATCTGACTAGCGACATACTTCGCTTGTCGGGCATATTTATCTTTATTGCCGGGAGATAAGTATCCCCATGATGGTGTCATAACCATGCCCACAACAGGCAGATCTGTCGCAACCTTTGTCATGTGCTTAACGTACTCAGTGGCTTTGCCGGGATACGGTGTGCCAGAGATATACACATTCATGCCGCCCAAGGCGAACATTCTAGCGTATTCTCTTAAGCGGGTAGCATCCGTTTTATATGTTTTGTTGGCGGTCTGATGTATCGCTTCTAAAACGACATATCCTAGATCTGCCCACAAAGCGCGAGTCAGCGAAGTTAGGGGTGTCGGCATATTTCTGTGCCCCATAGAGTGGCGACTAATGAATACACCCTTCGAGTCCAGCGGGCTACCACAAGTAGTCATCTCACCAAAGGGATCGCGACCGGGACAAGAAGGACCAGCAGCAGCAATGCCACCAAGGAATTCCATCATGCAATCGAAATCACAATCTGCCGGAAGCCCAAATGGGTTCACTGCGCCGGCTGACACTTCTTCGCCACCCATAGCATCTCCGTCTGCCCCGTCCGCTGTAGAAGACGCGGTAGAAGGGAACTGCTCTGCCGGTGGACAGGCGCCGCCCAGCTTGACTGGATTGTTCTCGCGGGTGACCACATTTTTCATGATCAAGCCGCCGCCGGCTGCATCACCGCCGCCGCTGCCGTCGTCACCATTTACACTAACAATAACAACATCGCCACACTCAGGCAATTCGATATCCTGAGACGATGCATAGAAAGTTGGATGCATATTGATCCAAAACTGGTGGATTCCGCTAGCACCGTCGCAGCCATATTTGTCAGGCTCGGGAATTCCAGCATGTAGCGCTGGAATACGCGCCTTAATTTTAATAGTCTCGGGCAGTGGAACGCCCAAGACCTCATCATACCACGAAGTCATCCAGCTAGAGCCGGCTGCGTCCGAGAGATTTGTACTGTCAACCCGTAAAACGATAGCAGCGTAATTGCCGCCCTTTGCCTTTTTGGGGATTGCGGCTTCTTTCGCCTGCCCCATAAGCTGACCCATCGCAGAAGTGCGATATCGGCTATTGACGCCGGAATTCTTTTTAGGAGTATTGGGCTTTTTATTGCCGCCGAGTTTACCCCAGCCTAAATCCTTGAACGGACCACTTCTCGCCATGTCATTAGGACTCCTTTATCAAATCGTACAGTTGCTCTTTGTCAGTATCGGACAGCGAAACTGCACCTTCGGTAGACGTTTGCTTAAGCAAAAGACCGGAGATTTTAACTAGTTGCTCATTTGAGCGTTGGAGGGTTTCTACATATTTTGCAGCAGTTAGACCAACCTCACGATGGGTCGAGTCTCCCTTAGCAAGAAACTGAATTACGTCATCCAGAAGCTCCTTTGTAACGTCCCTGTCTTGGCGTACGTTCTCAACCGCTTCCTTCAAATAATCATCGATTTCTTGCTTCTTGCTCATAGTTTCCCCTCGTTCCAGTCCTTCTTGAAAGCCCTGTATTTTGCCCTCATTTTGTTGAGGTTATTAACAATCTGCTTCGTGTTAAGACCGGTTATCTCTCTAATGTATAAGTAAATAGCTTTCTTGTTAAAAATTTCAATTGAATCAGGGTGTTCCAGCAACAGCTTTATTGCTTCTAAAACCTTTTGCTCGTTGGGTTTTAGGTTTCCAGTGTCCCATGACTCCATTTCCTTCCACAATTCTTCCCAAAATTCTTTCTGCACGCGATCAGCATAATACCCGTGTTCAACGACCAGCTTCTCATCGAGTATCGGTCTGATCATAATATCCTCAATCGGGATCTCAGTGCGGCGCGCCTTTGAGTTTTTCTTAACCTTGGCAATAAACCAGTTTTTTGTTATAACCGAAAAATAAGAAAAGGCTTTAGAGCCCTTACTCGGATCATACTTCTGTATGACTGTTGTTAACCAAATCTTGCACTCGTCTCTCAGTGAATCACAATTCGGCAACGTTGTAAATCTATAGGTGAATACGATCTTATCCACCATCTCGCTGAACACCGGTCCAATCATTGTGGAATAGAGGCGTTCTCTTTCGTCAAAATCCGTGCTGTTGTTATAATCGATAATTGCTTGTTCATGTACCTTAGTAAAATATGATGTTTTTCTACGCTTCTTCGCCATCGATGGCTTCTCCTTCTTCAGCTTCTACTCCTAAGTTTTCATATCCCTCGGCGACTTGATAAATTTCGTCAAATTCTCCAAGCATCTGTACAACAAGTTCTGAATGTTGCAGTAATCCTTGTAAAGTCTGATCCCCATAAAACGTTTCCATTCCGTGTACTGCGTCTAAATGCTCTGCAAATTTCTGCATCACATCGTTTACTTCGCCTAAGTTGTTTGAAACAAAAAATAGCTTTGTTAATAAGTTTCTTATGAACCAGAAAGCGACGACGTTAATCGCAATAGATACCACGAGTAAGGTTATTATAATTTGTAGTGTTGTCATTTGTTCTCCTCATAATCGGCAGTTTGCAAATCCGTCTTCTCTTTTGCCAGTTCTTCTCTTGCCTCATGAATGTGCTGCTCGACAAGCGCACCAACCTTGTTCCCCGTGGGGGCACGGGTAGTGTTTATCTTGATGAATGTCATTGCAGGTACGCGGACTAGTGTTTCTTGCTCTTCACATTTGATACAATCAGTCAGACACTCTTTCATTGAGTGGACTGTCTCAAACACGTCTTCGCACTGCTCGCAGCGATAAGTATATCTAGGCATGTCTAATCCGTCTCTGGAATAGACTCCTCGCTGGCGCGCATGATTGGTGGATTGGTGACAATCAAATCATCGTTGCCATCAATAACGAAGTTAAATCCTTTTAGTACAGGCACAATATCAGTTTGTGTCATCAATGAATTCTGCAGCGCCATCATAACAGCGCCCAGCGCCTGATCAGATAAGTTAATATTCTTGGTAGTGGTCATTTTGTTCTCCTTATAATTCCCTTTCCCATCGGTCGATCATATCATCCAGAAGAGTCTCAAAAGTATATTCGGGCTCCCAGCCTAAGATTTCTCTAGCCTTGGAGGAGTCGCCCTTAAGGTATTTAAGTTCCTCTGGGCGCATATACTTTGGATTCTGAACAACATAATCTTCGTAGTTCATTCCCAACTTAGTAAACACAGTTTCCACAAGATCTCTTACAGAATGTGTTTCACCAGTTGCAACAATAAATTCGTCAGGCTCATGATGATTTATAATCATGTGCATTGCACGAACATAATCTTTTGAGTGTCCCCAATCTCGATACGAGTCTAGGTTACCCAACTCAAGCTTGTCTCTTAATCCCTTCTTAATCTGCACAGCAGTCTTTACAACCTTATTGGTTACAAAGTTAGAGCCGCGTCGGGGGGATTCATGGTTAAACAAGATGCCATTGCATGCGTGAAGATTATACGCATGCCGATAGTGTCTAACCAAGTTATAGCCCATGACCTTTGCACAACCATAAGGGCTGACCGGGTTCATGGGAGTTGTGAGGCGCTGTACGCCGTCATGATCGACCGAGTTGCCGAACATCTCAGAAGAACTAGCCTGATAGAAGCCGGCATGCGGCACAAAAGAGCGATAGACTTCCAGCATGTTCAGCACACCCAAAGCATTCGTTTGGATCGTGAACGATGGCATGTCGTAACTGATTCGTACATGACTCATAGCTCCAAGGTTATAAATCTCGTCAGGGCGGACATCCGACACAATACGCACAAGCGAGGGATAGTCGGTCAGATCGCCGTAGTGTGTATGAATCTGTCCCTGTAGGTGTTGGATACGGCTGTCTTGGTTCTCCGCAACGGACGAACGACGAATAATGCCGTGGACCTCGTAGTTCTTTTCTAACAGTAACTCAGATAGGTAGCTTCCGTCCTGTCCTGCGATTCCTGTGATTAGTGCTTTCTTTTTGCTCATTTAAGTTCCTTATAGTATTCGCCAACGATAAATCTCATCTTTCTGGTACCGGAAGCCTTGGACATGTCTGGCGTATATTTGTCAAGCGGTAAAATTCTAAAATCAAATGATACGCGAGTATGCGGCGTATCGTTAATCATGTTTCCATGTCGGCACTTGTTGCCGTAAAACATAGTACATTCGCCCTCGCTCATTTGAATCGGGGCATAGTCACCAAGACCGGGCACGGACTCGCACCAAGTCGCATTCGTGCCATAGATGTTTGTAATAGCAACTTGAAAATTGATCTCGCCATCGGGGTGATTATATCCCACCTG